GTTCTGAAGGCAACGGCGATGGCCGCGTGCATCGTCGGGACGTACAGCAAGCCGACTGGAGCCGCACGGGTTGGGCTGGCCGCTGGTGTCACTCCGGTCACATCGTCAATTGACGGGTCAGACCTGACGGACGCAGACGGAAACACGGTCACGAAGATTCAGCCAGGAATGATGCTGAATGTGGGGAAGGATGGCAAGTTTGAACTGTTGTCGCCCAGTCAGCCAAACATGAACCCCGAAGGATTTGTGCAGCACCTGCAGAGACAGACAGCCAGCGCATTCCCCGGCGTGAAGTCCTCCACACTGACCGGCGACTATCGCAACAGCTCGTTTAGTTCTGAGCGATCGGCGGACAACGACGCATGGCCGGAATTGCACGACGTTCAAGAATGGTTTGCATCGTCCTTCTGTCAGCCAATTTATGAGGCGGTGATTCGTGCCGGCATCTTGTCGAATTTCTTTGACGGCATTGTGTCGGCAGCAGAATTCCAAGCCGAGCCGGGCCGCTATTCGGTGGCGAAATGGCAGGGTCCGATTGCCCTGTCAATCAATCCAAAGGACGACGCAGAGGCAGCAGCGGCACGAATCCACGCAGGACTGAGCAGCCTGCAGATGGAGGCTGCAAAAGTGAACACAAACTGGCGGGACGTGCTGAACGACACCGCCGAGTTGTACGCAATCGCAGAGGCCAAAGGCATCCCGCCGGAGGTGGTCAACAACATTCTGGGCGTGGACACCGCCGATCAGATTGCCGTTGCGCAAGCTAACGCAGACGCAGCAGCACCAGCAGAACCACGCAGCGCGAAACACGAGGTGAAACATGTCACGACGGGCTGAGGCATTGGCAGGGTCGATGCAGAATCCAGGCTTTCGTTCGCTGGACGTGCGGGCAAAAACCTTCAGCGAAGATGGCCGCAGTGTTGAAGCCGTTATCAGCACCGAAACGCCGGTGTTGATGCCGGATTGGTTACGGATGGAGATGGTCCCGGAAGTGCTGTTGAGCAAAGGGGCAGAGTTCCCAAAGTCCCGACAGATCCCGTTTCTGGACAGCCACAACCGCTACAGCGTCAAGGATCAGTTGGGCAGCGCACGGGCAATCACAGTCAACGAATCCGACATCACGGCAACACTGGTGTTTGGCAAGTCGGCGAGCGGTGAGGACGCACTAAGCAGCGTTCGTGATGGTCACATCACCGACGTTTCGGTGGGCTATGAAGTCCTGAAAAAAACATACGTGCCGGACGGCACAACGAAAACGATTGCAGGCCGCGAATTCACGGGGCCGGTAAACGTGGTGACGAAATGGCGACTGCGGGAAGTCTCGTTGACTCCCATTGGAGCAGACGCACAAGCAAAGCTGCGGGGACTCGATCCGGCAGCGGTCAGGTTTTCGCAAGATGAGAGGTTTGAGATGAATCCAGAACTTCGCGCTTTGCTGGTCTCACGTGGGATGCCAGCAGAATACACCGATGAGCAGGCGCAGCGGTGGCTGATTGACAACGCCAGCAAGCTCGGCGAACAGAAGCCACAGACACAGCCCGCACCAGAGCCGCAGCGATCTGCTCCGCCTGCAGTCAACGCCGATCAGTTGGCCAGCATGGTGGCAGAAGCCACACGCAAGGCAATCGCAGACGCCAACGCACAGCGAGACGCCTTCGAGGCCGACGTGCGTTCACTCTGCGAACTGGCCGGGTTGCCCTACGAATTCGACAATGCCCGTAAGTGTGCCGACGTGGCTGCCGTTCGCAAGCACCTGCAGGACGCGAAGGCCAAGGCCAGCGAATCGCTGCCATACGGTAACGTGCGAGTTCTCAGCACCGGCATGGACCGCCTGCGCAGCGATCTGCAATCGACACTGATTGCCCGTGCCGCTGAGTCCGCACTGGGCGGGCACAGCGACAAGGTGGGCAAGTACGTCACGACCGAACAGCGGAATGCGGCTGCGCCGTTCCGACACGCAACACTGCTGGACATGGCGACCGAATACGTTCGGGCGCAGGGCATCAATACACTCGGCCTGACCCGCGAACAGATTGCACAGTGTGCAATGTTCGGTCCGCAGGTTGCCGGGATTCGTGAACTGCGGACTGACGTTCCGCTGCACACCACCGGCAGCTTCGCCAACCTGACGCTGGACGCGATTAACAAGTCCATGATGATCGGCTATCAGGAAGTCCCGGCAACGTGGCGGGGTCCGATGCGTCAGGGCGAATCGGTGGCCGACTTCAAGACGATTCACCGCTTGCGACTTGGCGGCATTCCGAACCTGCCGGTGTGGAATGATGCGGCTGATCCGGACCGTGCCAGCATGGCCGACGCACGCGAATTCTACGCGGTCGAATGCCGTTCGTTGGGTGTGGACTTCAGTTACAAGCTGATCGTCAACGATGACATGTCCGCATTGACGCGCGTTCCGCTGGGTCTCGGTGACTCAGCAGCCCGCACCGTCAACGCTGTGGCATGGTCGCAGATCACCAGCAACGCGGCACTGTCCGACGGCGTGGCACTGTTCTCGTCTGCAAGCGGCGCACGCAAGCAGAAGAACCTGGAGACGGGTTCCATCACCAACTACACCACAGCAATCAACACGCTGACCCAGAACATGATGGTGATGCGTGGCGAGAACACCCCGGAAGGCAATCAGGGACCGGATATCCTGTCGCTGATGCCGCGGTATATCGCATTCCCCGCAGCATTGCGTGGAACGCTCCTGCAGTTGCTGAACAGCGAAAGCGATCCGAGCAGCACCAACAGCGGCGTGCGAAACATCAACACCGGGCTGGTGCCGATCATCGAGCCATTGCTGGACGCTGACAGCACCACGGCATGGTACCTGTTTGCCGAGCCGTCACGAATCGACACCGTTGAGGTCACATTCCTGCAGGGTCAGGAAACGCCGCAGGTTCGATCCGTGCTGAGCGAGGAAAAGCTGTCCATGACGTACTATGTGCTGCAGTCGGTTGGGGCGAAAGCCCTGAATCACCGCGGCATTCAGAAACACGCCGGAGCGTGATGAATCCGGTGTGCGTGATTGATGCGGGGGAGTCGCGTGATTCCCCCGCCCTTTTGAGGTCTCTTTTCGTCAATAGCGAAGGAGCACAGTTAAGATGATGACCCGTGGAACAAAGCAGTTTGTGGATCTGTTTGACCGGGCGCAGGTGTTCAGCGCAACGCCTGGCCAGAATGGTTGGACCATTGCCGACACCAGTTCAGCTGGCACGCCAACGTATCTGTGCGTCACTGAGGACGGCGGAGCAGCTGCCCTGACGTTGGCCGCAACCAGCGAAGCCGAGAACGTCTGTCTGTTTTTCAATGACGTGCTGCCGTATGACCTGCGGCAGCTGAAGTATGCGAAGTTTGTGGCGAAGGTTGCTGCCGTTGATTCGGTGAGCACAATTGTTTTCGGGCTGGCATCTGCCCGCAACGATACCCCCGACAGCGTGGCGTACAATGCCTGGTTTCGTATCGAGGGATCTGCGAGCACGTCAAACGTGGTTGTGGAAACCGATGATGCGACGACCGACAACGATGACAAGGCGACCGGGCAGACTCTGGCCGCTGTCTACAAGACCTTCCTGATTGACTTCACCAACGGTCTGAAGGACGTGCGGTTCTACCTCGAAGGCGAACGTGTTGCATCCAGCACCACGTTTGACATGAGCGCAGCCGCAACCGGTCAGAATGTGCAGCCGCTGATCCAGATCCAGAAGGCTTCTGGAACTGGCGTTCCGGCAATCACAGTTGCACTGGTGGAAGTCGCCTTCGGTTACGGATACGGTGCCTGATGTCGTTGTCTGACATGATTTCCGCTGACGTGTCTGGCGTGTTCCTCAACAGTGATGATTTCGCTGTTGAGGTCCGCCAGTACGTCAACGGCGAATCGTCAAATCAGAAACGACTGACGGGCATTGTGACGTGGTACGCAACAACAGAAATGGACGACAGAGGCAGAGCGACGAAAAGACGCGGCGAGCTGCTCCTGTCGTCCGATGTTGTGGTCACAGTCAGGGACGCATTCCGGATCGGCGAGGATCTTGCACAGGTTGAGGCAATCGACCAAAAGCAGGACGGGGCGGTCATTGTCAGACTCACGCAGACCATCCCGGAGACACGCGGGGCAAAGCCCGTGAGGGCGGCTGACATATGAGCGCACTGGACATACTTGGACTGCTGGACAACACGCGGACCATGCTGGCAGGTCTTGCGGCATGGCAGTCTGTTTGCGGTGTTGCGACTTCAGCAGAGGCAGCACAGCGGATCTATCTGGGAGGCGTGGAGGCCACATCAGAGGAGGACACAAGCCCGCTATGCTGGCTGGACGTGAACCCGACAACGTTTGACTGGATGGCAACGAGCCGTGGGCGTGTGACAGTTGAGGCAGTGTTTGAAATCAGTGTTCCGGAGACGGAGCGGGTGACGTTTCAGGATGAATACCGATATGCGTGGACGCAGGCCAGCGCAATACTGGCAGGCATCAACGCAGGTGTGAATGGATCTGGTCAGTTAATGCTGCGAACGTTGACGATGCCCCTGAGGCCGGGGCTGATCAATCCCGAGGACAACGACGGGCGGCACGATTGGCGGTTCACTTTGGGTCTCGTGGTGGATGTTGTCTGATGCTAAAAATCGAGCTGCAAATTGAGCGGGCAAACCTGACCGCACGATTGCACGCTCGGCTGATGCGAACAATCAACAGGGCGGTGGCGGAAAACCACGCAGAAAAACGAGTCCCGAAGCATTTTGAGGAATCAGCCTACGGACGATACAGGGCACGCAAACGCTCTGAAAAATACGTTGCGAGCAAGAAAAAGCGATTCGGCCACAACAGACCAAACGTTAGAACAGGAACGCTGTACAGGAGTCTGCGGAAAAAGATCACGGCGACACAGTACGGCAGTAAGTTGGTGATGACATCGCGGTTGAACAAATTCATACCGCAGGAAGATTTTGAAAAAATGAGTCCCGCAATGCGGGCAAAGTTGTCTGCCAAGAAAAACAGACGATTGGCCAACTGGCAGAAGCGAGAAATTGCAATTATCATCAAGGGTGAAATTGCGGAAGATCGGTTGATGATGGCACGAATGTACAAGAAGGCGGCAAAGACGCCAGAGTATCAACGCAAACGCAAGCGAAGGATTTCCTAATGTCGATTTTCACTCTGGC